AGCTTTTTGCATCTTAAAGCCTGCAGTTTCCTCTAAAGTTTCAAAGCCATCCTCTACTAATCCAGTTGAAGTACCTAAATTATCTAATACTTTTCCATAGGTTTCAGTTTGATTTCCTAATACTCCTAGTACCCCTTTTAAAGCTTGAGATTTACTAAAAAATTCAGTTAAAGGAATATTATTATCTTCGAAAGCGGTTTTTATATTTTCTAAAGTAGCTTTTAATCCCTGTTCGCCTAACATCTCTCTTACAGAATCTCCGCTCATTCCTACCTTATTTAAAGCTCTCTCCATTTTTGGAGTAGTTTTAGCCAGTGCCATCATTATTCCTCCAAATGAAGTAGTAGCTGCTCTGGCATCCCCAGTAGTTTTAGTATAGGTAGCTATAAAGGCATTAGTTTCTTCAAAAGAGATTCCTAAGCTAGAGGCCATTCCTAACTGAGTTCCTAGTACTTCTGCTAATTCTGAAGCCTCGAACATCCCCTCTCTTACTGCTCCTCCGAAAATATCTAAGGCTTTAGAAGCGGATAAAGTATCTTCTCCATAAGCATTTTGAGCGGCTGCAGCTACTTTAGCTAAATCGGCCTGCTCTCCTAATCCTATAGCAGTTCCTTTAGATACTGCCTCTAAAGTTTGCATAGCGTTAGCTCCTCGCAATCCTGCAGAAGTTAAAAAGAATAATCCCTCTGCTAATTCAGCTGGAGCTTGCGCGGTTTTGCCTGATAAAGTGGTTACATCTGCAGCTAATTTCTTAACTTCTTTTCCTGAGATTCCGACTAAGGTATTAATTTTAGTCATATTTTTCTCAAAGTCGATTGCCATTTTAGCTCCCGCTACTCCAATAGCAGCAAAAGGTAGGGCAAAACTTGTAGAAATTGAACGGCCTACAGTTTTCATTTTCGCTCCGAATACTGTTAATCGCTTCGAGGCTTTATTTAATCCTCTAAAAAGAGGGGAAGTTACTGCATTAATAACTACATTTAAGGAGGCTAGGGCTTTTTTAGGCATTTTTCTTTTTCTTTTCTTTGTTTATTTTTTCCTGTATTTTATCATCGAAAGCCGATTCTTTCATTATCTTATCGATATCTTTTTTAATATTAGAAGAAGTTTTAGGAGTAACTTCCCAGGGGAAAGTTGTAATCTTTTTAGGGTCTATTGACCTTTTAAGATGAGGATTTATAATTACGCATGACATCCATCTAGCTCGCTCCCATTCGGCTTGCTGGTTTTGGTCGTACAATTTTTTACTCCCTAGCTGAGCGTTTATAAAGTTTCTAGGTGTCATATCATATAAATCATTTACATTCATTCCTAATTCTCCAAAAGCTATCTGCTCTATCAAATCAAAAGTTACTACTTCAGCTTTTTTGGGCCTTCCTTTTTTTTTGTAACTTTTTGAGCGTTTCCCATGTTATGGCCCATCTGCTCTCCAAATATTTCTAAAGCTCTAGTAAGTCCGCTCATATCTGAATCTAGCATATCTCCTAGCTCATCTATTGTAAGAGTAAATTCCTGCCCCGATTTTCTGCAGCCTTCCTCTATCCCTACTAGTACTAAAGTTAAAGCCTGGTCTAAAGTCATATCCTGGCCTAAGCTCATTAACTTATTTAAAGATGTGCCTGTTATCCCGCAATATTTTCTAAGGCCATTAAAGCCAAAGAATATAGGAAAGTTTTTTCCTCCTAATTCTACTAATTCGTATTTCATTTTTTTTATTCTTAAAGGTTAATAAATATAGAAGTCCTCCAGGCCGCCCCTTTAAGAAATAAAAAGGCAGCGAGGATTTCTTCTAAGTTGTTAAGCGACCGTAGCCTGAGTTAAAGCGCCGCTACCTGAAAAAGAGCCGCTCCATGTAGAGCTATCTTCATTAGGTGTATCAGCTGAAAGGCTAGTTAAAAAAGCCTGTCCGCTCCATTTGATATCGCCTGATTCCTCAGTACTAAACATCAAAGTAAATTCTGTCCTACTTGCTATGTATGTACTATAAAGCTCGTTCATAGTTAAACCAGCTATCGCTCCTCCTGAGCCATCTACAAATATCAGCATCCCTTCTACTGATACTTCCCAATCTCTCTGAGCTTCTAGTTGGTCTCTCCATCCTGAGCTATCTTTAGTAGAGGTATCTCTTAAATTATGATTCATACTTATTGAAGCAGATGTAGCGTAAGCAATTTTAGTGCCTGCTGCATATACCCCAAATTTTGTTCCGTTGATTACGCCATTTGTTGCCATTTGATTTTTTTTTAGTTTTTATTAATTAATTAATTTTTATTCAGTTTATTTTTTTTCTTGTATATTTTTTATGGAGTTAAGCCTGCTCCATACATTCTTAATTCATTTTTACCTGCAAAACTTAGAGTTACAGTACTACTATCTTCATTAGGAGCATCTACAGAAGCCGATACTAAATATCCTCTCCCATACCAATAGGGATTCCAAGTACTAGGGCTATAACTACTACTCGGGTTATGCTGAGGCTGGAGCATTAATAATACTTCCTGGCCCGCAATAAAAGCCTGGTGCAGTACTTGCCTGAGGGAAATAGCCTGAAGTCCATTTGGATAATTACTTGACCCTGCTGGAGGATTCAGATGGCCTGCTGGATAGTAATATGCTAATTTCCCCTCAAATTCCATTCCCCATTCTTTCTCCTTTAAAATTGATTTAGTCCAGTTATTAGTCTCTCTACAAGTAATATCTTTAGTACTTTGCTCTACCGCAATAGAGGCAGAAGTGCCATAAATAATATACTGCTGATTAATAGTCAGCATATACTCCCATCCGTTTATTACTCCATTAGTTGGCATTAGCCTATGTATAATATTGCTACATTAACTGAAGTAGTAGAAGTAACTGTAAAAGTTACTGCAGAATCAGTGCCATTATAGGGAGTTACTGGGAAAGTCCCTAACATCGCTGAAGTTCCTCCGCCTACTAAAAGTTCCACATTTGATTTAGTTAATTCTCCATAAAGCTCATTCTCTACAGAAGTTACTTCGGTAACTACTGTTATAGTTACATCGCCTCCTCCATCATTTTCTATATAGATAAATTCTTTTCCTGAATTGGTAAAAGTATTAGAGGTAGCTGCTAAAGCAGTTAAACTTACTGCTAATCCTTCCTCTATAATACTCTGCGAGCTAATTAGAGCCATTTTCTTCTATTTTTTTAGATTTCTTTTTAGTTTTTTTAGTTCCTTTTATAGGCGCACAAATTCCAGCTTCACTAAGCTGAGCAGCCAGCTCAAAAGAAACATCTATTTTCGTTCCGATAGGGAAAGTTTTTTCTCCTCTAGTATATTCGGCTATTGTTGTTATTCTTGGCATTTTAATCTCTATTTATCCAGCCGTTTGCTGGGTTATTAATTAATTCTAGGATTTCTGAGTGCGAATAATCAGTAAAGCCCGCTAAATCTCCAGGCTTATTTCCAGAATATTTTACTATAAATTCGCTATTATCTATCTTGTATCGGATAGTATCTCTGCTTTCCAATACATTTATAAAATTGATATCATCAATTTCAGTAGTAGGTATTATGCAATATCTTTTATTCATATCTAAGAAGGGACATCTGTATTAATATCTTCAGAAGCCATATTAGTCATAGTTCCTGCATTAGTATTTGTACTATCATCAGCAATAGTAGGATAAGCGCTGGCCCCATTCGGGTCTCCCATTCGCCACCATCCCTGCAAATTACTACTACTCACATAATCTGAGAAGTTAGAAGTAAGCTCTATAGGGATTCCTGAGTTATAAACTGCTAAAAGTTCCGCTGCCGTTAAAGCTTTATTCCATACTGAGCCTTCGTCTATATTTCCTTCAAAGAAATCCGAGCCAGTAGCGTCCGTACTTGCATCTGCTCCGAACATTAAAGGCCTATCATTAGAGGCATGATATACTATATCTGCCCCTGCCGCTCCTGAAGCGGTTGCTTTTAAATCTCCATCTAAATATAAATTAGCTACTCCCGTAGCTTTATCATAAGTTAAGGCGATATAGTGCCATTCAGTTAAAGCTCTTAAAGTCGCGCTATAGGAAGACCCTGCATCAGGCTCTAAATATCCTGCCGAGCCGCTCCCTGTATCGCTTACTCTTATAATACCTTTGAAAAGTGTTTGAGTAGCATTATAATTATTTTCCAATTTTATTCCATAACCCCCAGTAGATACACATCCAAAAGGATATCGATTTTGGCTATTTCCTGGAAAAGCCCAGGTAGTTGGATTTACCCATACTCCTACAGTTATATTATCAGTAGGCATTATACTACTATCTTCAGTAGTTATTAATATATCATCTACCCCATCAAAAGCTAAGGAGTAAACATTTAACATAGAAGATGGAATGAGATTTATTCTAGTAGCTCTTATGATAAAATCTAAATGCTTAACATATACTCCCCTATTTTCTGCAGAATCATCATAATCATCTACTGCCCCTTCAAATACTATCGAATCTACTGCTAAATCATTTTCATAAGGAGAATCTACTGCCCCCCATTGTCTATCTAGAGCTTCTCTTACTGCTACTGCAGCATTATCTACTTTTAGATAAGTTTCAGCAAATACGGAAATTTGTACTCTGCTAATATCTAAGATGCTTCTTTGTTGTATTCGAGGGTCAGCAGTATTATCTGTAGAATCTCCTGTAGTATTCAAAGGAGTAGTGCTTACTTCTCTATAAACTAGATAGGAAGTATTAGTAGGCTGCTCTGCTCTTAAAGCAAAAAAATGAGTAGCGGGAATTAAATCTGTTAAAGCCCCGTAAGCTTGTAATAATGGATATATGATAGCTCCTGACCTCATTATTTATAGATTCTTTTTAATCCTTTAGTTTCTCTTAATAATACTTTCTCTACTATGGCCTGCGCTCCAGCTAATAAAATATCCCCTGCCTGAGTTTGTGTTTTATCCCAGGCTGGCCTCATAAAGGGATGGGGGGCAGAAGTAGCCGTACCATACTCCAGCATCGCTCCATAATATCCTCCTCCCCTTTGTTCATTTTTCTTCGCTGAGCCTCCTGTAGCTTTTGGGCCTACATATAAAGCGGGAAGCCTTCTCGAAGCTCTAGTACTGAAAGCTTTAATATTTTTTCTTAATTGTCCTGTTTCGCTATATTCATTATATTTAGATAGCTCTCCTCTAGCGGCTGCGATTATAGGTTTTGCAGCTTGTCTAAATACGGCCATAAAGAATTTATTTTTTTTCACTTCATAAGGAATTTTATTCATAGCCTTTATGAGTGCTTTATTTCCTATTACTTTTCCAGCATTAAGCTCCATTAGTCATTATCTTTTTGTACTGCAGTTAATCGAGTAACTTTGTGCCTCCCGTCAATATGAGCGATATTTTCTATATAAAAATAAATATAGCTGGCCGATACTTCCCCATCGTTTACTTCATATCTAATTCTCCAGTTAGGCTGGATAGTATCTTTATAAGATTCATATCTTATATAAAAATCTACCTTTTGCTCTCCTACTTGCTGGTCAGCTTCTTCTCTTTCTCCTCCTCCTTTGTATATCATATAGCTCCATACGCTTGAAATATTAGTATCTGCTAAAGCCCAGGTAGTTCCCTGAATCCCTCCATAATTAGCATTAGCGGAGTAGGTAGGAGATTCTATTCTTACTGGGGTATCTAATTCTCCTACTGTAATCATAAAGTTTGAATTTTATAAGGATTCATTAAGTATTCAGCGGTTTTAGGAATCTCAGAGGCTATTTTTCCTACTATTACCGATTGCCTGTTTTCATACATATCCGCTACTACTATTTTAATAGCTTGTATGATAGGATTAGGAATATCTGCAGTAGCTCCCCATCCTACTATATAATCACATCTCCAGGCCTGGAAAATATCATCTGTAGTAGGAGTAGTAGCATCATCATTCATATAAACGCGAGGAGGCTTTATATGCTGGATAAGTTGAGTGCTAGAAGTAAAAGTAGTCCATGAGCCATCTTTTTTATATTTAACATCATAAGTACCATTAGTAATAGGGCTTTTAAATAAAATATTCAAATCCGTAAATTTATTCCCATACTGCCTTAAAGTAGTTTCTAATAAAAAGATATTACAATATTCTTCTATCCTTTGTACTGCAGCTTTTTCGAGGCCTGCGATGTAAGAATCATCATCCGAAAACGTAACTCTGAGATGAGTTTTTAAATCCGAGGTAGGGACAATTTGCGTATCATGATAGGCTACTACTTCTAAATATTTCATACTTTTTTGCTCTTTTTGTAATTTAACATAATATAAATTATGCTATTTTTCTTATATTTTTTCTTATCTAGTGTATCTCTTGTATTCTATTATCTACAATGTTTAATACTAATACTTATCAACACTAGCTAACTCTCTTAAAGTGGCTCTAAGTAGCCTTAAATCGCATTTAGAGTTTTTTAAAAAAAGGAAGGAAAAAGGAGCAAAAGCGCTCCAATTTCCAACCTTAATAGTATTAATTATGCTTCTATCAATTTAATGAAAGAGTCATTTTGTACCGCATCTCCATCTACTAAAGAAGTAACAACCATTCGAGGAAGGCCGCTAGCCGCATTAGTATAAGGGTCAAATAAAATATCTAATCCACCGAATTGAGCGATATGTACTTTAGAGAAATCTCCAAATAAAGCATGAGCTTTAGCCGAAGTTCCTGCATCAGCAACATTAGCGGAATGGAAAGCATAGTAACCATTTAATCTAGCATCTGAATTATCCCATAATGGAGAAACAGAAGCAACCTGAGCTAAAGTTTTTACCGTTTTATAAGCATCCATATCTAAAAGGTAAGCTAATCTAGCTCCTTCTCTATTTACTCCTAAAGCTAAGCAGTCAGTTTCCA